GGAAAAGATATTTTTCCAGTTTGGTTCCTCGAAAATGTTAAAAGCCTGTGACCGGCTCTTGGCCAGATAGTCGCCTGATCCATCCATCCCGGTTTGGAATCTTCGCTCTGTCACGTTCCCGTTTTCTGTTTCTGCCTGTTTTACACGCAAGGCCCAGACGAAATCAACAAGGAACGGAAGCGACGCAGCAAATTTTTTACCGGGTAGCTCAGGACAGTAGGTATAATCGAACAGTCCAGCCTCTTCAGCGTTTACTCGTCCCTCTTGCGCTATGAGTATTACCGCCTGCGGTAGTTTGACAAAGTAGTTTACAATATTTTCAACTTGATCCGCCATAGCCATATAGGCCTGTCTCCCGTCCTTTGTGTTTGCCTTTGCTTCTTTAAGAGATAAACTCGCAAGCGCTGACACAGAATCAAGCGCTATATATTTGTAGTCTGGAATATACTTGACAACATCTCGCATATCCTGCATGGTTTCAATGTTGGCAACGTCCATATCCGGGCATATTGCATCAAGCGTGCGAAGTCCATGCTCAATGTTTATGATTAGCGTTTCGCTCGTTGGCAGGGTTGACAGTGAGTAAGTTTTTCCTGAGCCTGAACCTGAGTATATCAGGAAGGTACCCGCCCCGCGCGTGGTTTCGCTTAATTTTTTAATTTCCATCTTTGACCTCTTCCTCTTCAATTTTGATTGTTGACTTCGCAGGTTTTACGGTGACACATGCCTCAATTATAGAAGGCTCAAGCTGTTCAACGGCCCTCATTCGTTTGAGGTTTATTGACGGTTTGAAGTCGACGAACTGCGCATTTTCTGGCAGGTCGAGTGACTGGTACGCTTCGATGTCAAGTGACCTGTTCAGTTTCTTTGTGACAGTGACCTTGTATAGATCACCGGAGGCGTGTAAAACACCTTCCACAATGTTTTGTTCATGGAAGCCAGACTCAATTTCTAAGTTAACAGAATCGAGTTCCCTTTTTGTTGCGTCTAGGGATTGCTTCAGCAGAATGGCCTTCTTGCAGAGTTCGTCAAGTTTCATTTTAAATCTCCTTTTTTTTTAGGTGCGACATGGAACCATTTCCGTGTCTTGATGATTACTGTTTTAATTTTTTTCTTGCCTACTGTCAAGAAAAAAAGTACATTGCAAGTGTAAAAAAAATATAAAAATATAGGAGGGCTTTAAAAATGAGTAGAAAGGATTTGAGCATTACCATTAGGAATTTAACCGTAGACCAATATTCGTGGATAGAAAAGGAGGCAAAACGGACAGGCCAGACGATAAGCGCTGTTTTTAAATTGTGGGTGCAGTTGCAAGTTGATGAAAAGAAGGGGGTTAAAAATGCGCTGCAAAAACAATATTAACAACTTTTGCACGCACTACAATAAGGCATCACCACCACAAAAGATATGCGACAGGTGCGAGCATTTCGAGCCGCACTGCCATGACTGTGAAAAGCATATTTATGACGAGGATTGGTGTCTTGACCGGAGCAGCCGACTTGTTGACGAGTGGTTGAACCGCAAGACGTGCAAAAAAGAAAACTGTAAACTGATTGGAGGCAGTAGCCAATGAACGACTTTATAAGCAGGGCCGCGGAAATAGGTGTTGTTGTCTCTGATATCATTGCAGACTCAACATGCCAGCGCGTTCCAACTGATAACAAGCCTAGCGAGCGCAATGGCTGGTACTATGCTGTGAATATCGGAGATAGGCTTTTTGCTACAATTGGCAATTGGGAAACAGGGGATCAAATAAAATTCCCCGGAAACGGTGCTGAAAAAGGATTGTCAAGCGCTGACCTTGCGGCCCTTGCTCTGATGAGGAACGAGGCCAAAAAGAGGCGCGAGGAGTGCAACTTACTTGCGTCGGTAATGTCTGAGTACATATATAACAACGCTGAAATATGCGGCCATGATTATCTGGACAACAAGCGGATAAGGCCACACGCTGCAAGGGTGTCAGGAGGTGAGCTGTTAATCCCTATATACGATCAGGAGGGAAGATTTTCAACGCTGCAACGGATATTCCCAAGCGGAGAGAAAAAGCTCTATTTTGGAGGGAAAAAGAAAGGGTGCTGTCATATAATAGATGGTGATAATGATATCGTTTATATCTGTGAGGGATTCGCGACTGGTGCAACGATAAATGAATTGACCGGGTGTAAGGTGCTCGTTGCCATAGACGCAGGAAACATGCAACCAGTTGCCGAGTTTGCCGCAACTATCTACAAAAACATTGTGATAGCATCAGACAACGACCATAAAAAAGAGAAGAATGTAGGATTACAGACAGGAAAAAGAATTTCTGAAAACATTGGTTGTCACCACGTTTATCCTGAAGGAATTGAAGGGTCTGATTTTAACGATATGTTTTGTGAGGTTGGAGAGAAAAAAACTCTCGCGGCGTTACAGCCTGGAAAATTGCGGTTCATGACTGTTGAGGATTTGAGCTGTAACGACACCAAAATGAGCACGCCTCTGACCGACGAAATGCTATACCCTGGTGGCATATTCAACGACGGGATGAACGGGCTATCACAGCCAGGAATGCCAAATATTCCACAATATTCTTTCCCGGTTGTTTGCGCAGTAATAGCCAACGCGCTTGCCGGAAAGATCACCTGCAAAGGAACATGGCCAAATATCTTTGCGGTAAAAGTAGGCCCAACGTCGAGCGGCAAATCTGTTTCAGATCGGGAAATGTACAACTCACTCAAGAACGTGGGAATCTCTGGATTTTACGGAATGACAGATATCGCATCTGGCGCAGGGCTTTACCGGGGGATTTCTGAAAAGCCAATAACAATCCTTGCGATCGACGAAGTGACCTCTATTTTCAAAAAATACAGTAACAACGATCCAATAGCCGATAGCAAGAGGGATGCTCTTCTTGATATCTACTCAAAGTCTGGTGGGTACATAAATAAATCGTTCGGCAATGCTAAAAACTCGATAGTTGTTGATAGTCCATGTTTAACATTCACCGGGAACGCAACGCCTGTTATTTTTGACGCGATAACTCAAAGCGATTTCACAACAGGTTTTATTCCAAGAATTGATTTCTTTGTCTATGACGGAAAAGTGCCATATCGCGGAGTTAGGGAAGATAGCAATGCTATTCTTGATTCTTTTGCGCTCGGGATAAAGGCGATTACTAACTCGGTTCTTGGTGATTTGCACCATGTTACCAACCAGCCAAAAGATATAGGAATGACGAGCCATTGCCTTTCCCTTTACGAGCAGATGTCAAGAGAGACCACCGACGCAATAAACGACAACAGTGAGGGAGACGGTGCCGGAGGTGTTATATCCAGGGCTTTTGATATGGCCGTTAAATATGCTTTAATTCACATAGGCGGCACCAGGCCAGCAAATAAAATATATGAGCCAATGGAATTTATTGATCTTCAGTGGGGCTATTCAGTCGCAAAGATGTTGTCGTTGTGGAAGGTCAGGACACTGATAAACAGCATCACCACTGGTGAATTTCACCATGATTGTGAGCTGTTCAAAAAGGCAATCGCCCAGGCGACACTTACCGGACAGCGGCCAACTTTTGGATTAATGGCAAACAGGCAAAAAGCGCTCAAAAACTGGCAACGAAAATACTCAAAAAGTATCATCGAGATTTTGGTGAAAAGAGGTGAAATTTATCTCGATGAATCGAAATCAGTGACAGCTTACAGGCTGGTAAAGTGATTTTGTATAATTTGTATATTTGTATATTTTGCAGAAAAACTATACAAAAACTGACTTTGTATAAAATACCACGATACCTTTGTATATTTTGTATAATTGTATATTTATACAAAAAAAGTCAATATACAAGAAAATATACAAACTTTTTTGTATAATTGGAATCCCGCGTCAGTAGAGGGTTTTATATGTATATATAGGGGTATATATATACATTATACAAATATACAAGAGATTCTTTACCATTTACCAAAAACATGGTTTTTCGTTATATACGCGAGGGGTTTTGTTTTTTTTGTATAGTTTGTTTTTTTTAATTTTAGAGGGGTGAGGGAAAAATGAAATTGAAAATGAGTATCAAAGAATGGGCGAGCATCAACGGAATGACGCCAGATGAATTTACAGGTGAAATCGCTGCGACAATGGCTACAATAGGAGGTTTTCAACTTGATAGCGTAAATAATACTGACAAGGCTGATGGATTTGCCATCAACCTTGAAGATCATAAATACAGATACAAAGTCATAATCATGCGCAAAGTCTTATAGCAGCACAGAACGCGCAAAACGGCACCAAGGCTTAACGCAAATGGCAATTGGTATAGTTCGGTATAGGCAGAACCAAAAAAGCGCTTAAAACGCAAAATATAGCTTAGTAAAAAAAAATAAAGTATATGCGTTTTTTTCTTGACCACACACCTGTATAGTGTATACTGTAATTATAGAGAGGGGCAATTAAGCCTAAACTGAAAAAAACAGGGGGAAACAAAAAATGATGAGAATCATAGAAAGAGTAGAGGACAATTATGGTGAGCCTCTATGCTCTCTGACTTTCATCATGAAAGTCAAAGGATATAAATACGTTGCAAGCATGAACGTTTGCAACGGTTACCTCTTCGGTCTTGACATTTTGGCAATGCCACACGGAAAAGCCAAGATGTCTAAAATAGACAAAGATGGGTTTGCTGGTAGAAACAAATTTACCAGCGCCTCATCGGCTGCTGAATTCCAGAAATTTATGAAAGAAGTACTTTCTTTCATAAAAGAGGAGTTTAGTGGTTGGAAAGCTGATGCCGCGCCAACTGATAAAAGAAGGCTTGACTGTTATGCCAGGTATCTGAAAAGACTTGGATTCGACGTAACTAGACAGAGCTCGAACCCATGGGGGTTTGAACTTGAATGGATTGTTTAAATTAAAAAAAAGGAGAAAAAAATGAATGTAATCAATTTAACCCCTCACCCGATACATTTGATCGGTGAAAATGACGATTTACTCGCTGTTTGGGAATCACAGGGAGTTGCTAGAGTTGCTAGCAGGTCAGCATTCGTCGCCTCAATTGCTGCCACTAGTGATAGTGGAAATGATGTAGAAATTCCATTATGGGAATCAAATTTCGGGGAGATTGAAGGACTTCCCGAGCAAAGGCCAGACACTATTCTCATCGTGTCTGGACTCGTACAAGGAGCATCAAATCGTCAGGACCTGTTCGTGCCTGATGATCTGGTAAGAGATAGCCGTGGTGGTATCCTCGGATGTCGCCGGCTCCGCTGGAACTCATAAAAAACGGAGATTAAAAAAAATGAAAAAATACAGTGACGAAATTGGAAAGATTTTTTACCGTCTTAACGGAGACGGTAACGCGGTGATCCTGTACGCGAGTGATGGAGAACCAGTTACCATGCTCGATGAAAATGTATACCCGGTTGGTGGATCTCCACTGTCAGCTAGATATGAGCATCCAGCAGGAATAGTGCTGACAGTTGAAGATGCTGAAAAAATCGGAATAAAAAATGAGGTGTAACAACATGGAACAAAAAGCATTTAAAAAGAACAATAAAAACAAAAAAATAATAGCTTGTAAACTGGGATCGGCAAATCAAGCTATTGGAAATATAGAGAAAAACACTGATACTTTTGTCCTGACATATGGTCAATTTTCTCTAATTGATGCGCTTGTCGCGATACTAGACCAAACTGGCCCGGCACACGTTGCTATCAGCACATGGACAGCAGCACACGCCCACTTAGACAGGTCTGCCGAGTTAATGGAGGCCGCTAGTGTGCTATCATTTAAAATGATTGTCGACAGATCTTTCAAAACTCGGCAACCAAAATACTACGAACACATGGCAGGATTATTTGGGGCCGATAGTATTCGCGCTATAAATACCCATGCAAAATTTATGGTTATCAGAAATGATAAATGGGATATTGTGGTAAGAACGTCAATGAATCTGAACGAAAATCCAAGGCTTGAGAATATAGAAATATCTGAAAATAAAGATTTTGCAGATTTTTTTAGCAGAATAGTCTCGGATGTTTTCAATGAGGTTCCTGTTGGGAAAATGTCTTGCAAAACCCCAGAACTTAACAGCATTTCAGAAACTCCACATTTTAGAATTGTTAGTGGGAAACATATTAAAGCATCAACATTAAAAGAGCCGAGGTACACACATGAACTCAGAGATGGAAAATGCGCGGAAGCAGGTTGATAAATCAACTACAGAAGCCGTAATCAGTATAATTGCCACACAAATGGAAAGGGCAGCAGAGGCGAAACGTAGGATAGACGAGGAGGGTATTGTGGTTAGGGATATGAAGGGATCAGTAATACCACATCCTGCTATAAAAATTGAAATTGAAGCTGGAAAAATAATAGCAGAAATGATTCAAAAAAACAAAAGTATGTATTAAAAAAATGGAGAGATAACATGGAACCAAAAAGGAGAGGACCGAAAAGAAAACCACCCGGAACACAAAAAAAAGGAATCTACATCAAACTACCACCATGGCTGCTTGAGTTTATGGATTCTAGGCCGGAAAGCAGGCCTGTATTAATTGAAGCGGCTATGGTTGAGAAGTATGGGATTGGAGGGAGAAAACTATGAAAATATCAATAGACATGGCCGGATTACTACCGTCAATGGCAGCTAAACTGGCACATATGGACAATGAAAAACAAAGCCTCTTTTTCAACACGTTTGCAAAAGAGCTTGTTTCGGTTTGTGGGACTACATATCAAGCTGAAATTCAAGCTTGCTTTGTGAGAGAAGAATCAAACCATGAATTTAAAAGATTTTGCGCTATGGTTGGGTATGAAGAGTAAAACCAAAAAGAAAGGAGGTAAACAAAATGGCAATTGTTGGTGACAAATTATTCCAAGAAATTAAAGATATTTTTGAATTGCCGGATGAGGTTTGCTGCTTTGAACTGCGCATTGCAGTTGGTGAAGTAGTGACCGTAAAAACTGAATACTTTCCAAACACTAATGGTGAGGATTTACTAAAACTGTTGAAGAAGTATACATTGTGTAAGCTTGGTAAAATATAACTCATACTTGAAACTATTTTTTATGTGAGGGGCTTATTATGTTTAGCATTGAGGAAAAGAGAAAAATATCAGAGGCAGTTGAAAAGTTATTACTTGAAATTGATCATCCTGAGATGCCAAAAGAAAAACCAAAGTTCAGGTTACACGTTGACGGCAAAGAGCCTTGGAGCTGGGCAGATATCGAACCAAACTGGATTTATTGTGACAAGAATAAGCCAACGACAACAAACTGGAATGAAAATTCTCGTTGGTATATGAAATAACCAACAACAACAAAAAGCACATTGATTTGAAATGATGTGCTTTTTGTGATATGTTTTGAGAATGGAAATAATAAACAAAATCAAGACAAGACTATAATGCCAAGACTATCAGCAGAAAAATGGATGGAGGCCAGGCTTTATTATGAGGCTGGTGCCAGCCAACAGGCAACGGCTGACAAGTTCGGCGTGAGTAAAACGGCAGTCCAAAAACACATAGAAAGCGAAGGCTGGGCATACGACGGACAGTCTTCGATCTATAAAAGCGAGTCAAACAAAAATAGAGAAGGGTTCCTTTATTTAATTTTCATTGAAGATAGCGCAGGGAAAAAGTTTTACAAAATAGGGATAGCCAGAACTTTTATTGACAGGCTAAAGAACCACCAAGTGTCATCACCATTTAATATTGAAGTTGCTTGTGTTTATTACTCAAGAAACATGGCGGCAGAAGAGTCATTTCTACACAAAAAGTTTATAAAAAAAAACGTCAGAGGCGAGTGGTACGAGTTGACGCAAGAAGATATTGTTTTCATATCTAGCAGGGCTAAAATATAATGCCAAGAATGTCAGCAGATAAGTGGATGGAGGCAAGGGCCTATTACGAAGCAGGAGCAAACCAAATTGCAACCGCAGACAGGTTTGGAGTTAGCCGCTCATCTGTCCAAAAACACATAATAAAAGAGGGTTGGACACAAGACCTTGAGGCAGCAGTAAGGCGCAAGGTGGCAGAAAAAGAGGCGGGAATGGTGGCAGGCTGCACCCCATCCCAAAAAGCCGCAGCAATAGACGCGGAAGCCGAGCGGCGCGTGGTTGTAAGCAAGCGCCATGAGAAGCTGTGGGAGCAAGCAACAGCACTACAGCAACAAGCTCTTGGAAAAACACCTGATGGAAAAACATATGCACCAAACCCTGCATTGCAGAGGGCTGCAAAATTAAATGCTGATACCGTTGCCGTGATTATAGCAGGGGAGCGCAAGACATACAGACTCGAAGAAACAGCAGACGACGAGCAACCAATGCCGACAAAGGTTATCTTTAATCAAGTGGATTTCAGCAAAAAGTGAGCAGCGTATCGGTTGACTTGAGCGTACCGCAACTTAACTTCTTGAACATGAGGAACAAGTTCAAGGCATTCGTTGCTGGGTACGGAACCGGAAAAACAATGGTAGGATGTTTTGGGCTTGGCAAACACTTTTACGAGTTCCCTGGTGTTAATGCTGGTTATTTTGCTCCAACATATACACAAATACGCGACATTTTTTACCCCACCATAGAAGAGGCGCTCTACCTCATGGGACTGAGAGCAAGGGTAAAGCTTGGCGATCATGAGGTCGAAGTGTTCCACGGGAAGAAAAGGATGGGGAAAATCCTTTGCAGGTCGATGGAAGATCCAGGTTCCATAATCGGGTTTAAAATTGGTCACGCGCTGACCGATGAAATAGACGTTTTAAAGAAAGAAAAGGCGCTGAATGCATGGCGCAAGATACTTGCAAGGATGCGTTATAAGATCGACGGTCTTAGAAATGGTGTGGATGTAACAACAACCCCAGAGGGCTTTCGATTTGTTTACGACGAGTTTTACAGTAAGCCGATGAAAGACAAAACTCGCGCAGAGAATTATGGACTTGTGCAAGCAAGTACTTATGATAATGCGGCAAACCTGCCAGACGATTACATTTCTACACTCCTTGAATCTTACCCTGAAAATCTTATTGCAGCATATATAAACGGCCAATTCATTAATCTTTTAACTGGCACTGTATATTCTTCGTTTGACAGGCTATTAAATAGTTGTCATGATGTTGAACAGGACGGCGAGCCGTTATTTATTGGAATGGACTTCAACGTCGGGAAAATGGCAGCTATTGCTCACGTTAAACGTGAAGGAGAGCCGCGCGCTGTTGATGAAATAGTAAACGGGTACGATACTCCTGACATGATAAAAAAGATAAAAGAGCGGTATTGGCGCTATGAAAACGGCGACTTTGTGAAAACAAGGCAAATTAGGATTTACCCAGATGCAAGCGGAGATTCAAGAAAATCAGTAAATGCCTCAAAAACAGATATTGCCCTGCTTCGCGAGGCTGGTTTTATAGTTTCTGCGCCAAAAGCAAACCCACCAGTGAAAGACCGAATAAACTCAATGAACGGGATGTTTTGCAACTCTAAAGGCGAGAGGAAATACAAAGTAAATACTGATCGTTGCCCAACATACGCAGACGCGATTGAGCATCAACCATGGGGAAAGAATGGTGAGCCTGATAAAAAAACAGACCACGACCATTATGTTGACGCTGGTGGTTATTTCATAAACCGTGATTATCCGATTATCAAACCAATAACATCTTGCAAGATAAACTTTACAATGTGATAAAATATGTCAGTATCAACAACCACCCAGGCTTATGACGACGCTGCAGAAAAATGGATAGATATTCGTGATTGTCTTGACGGTGAGCAGGCAGTCAAGGCGGCGACGACTAGATACCTCCCGCACTTTATTCCACACGACGCTGACCGCTATGCGCAATATGTTCAGCGGGCAAGTTTTGTGAATGTGACAGGGCGAACGCAAGAAGGGCTTGTAGGTGCTATTTTCAGGCGCGATCCCGAGATAGAATTGCCGACTGAAATTGAATACATGCGAGACGACTACGACGGATCTGGCCAGTCGTTAAAACAGCTCGGAAAACTCGTAGCAGGCGAAACGCTAGCAATGGGTAGAAACGGGATGCTTATTGACCACCCGGTGGCCGAAGAAGGGCTATCAGAGGAACAAACGCGGCTACTTGACTTACGTGCAACAGTAGCAAACTATCTTGCAGAAGACATCCTTCGAGTAGAATCAACGGCAGTCGGTGGAAAACTCGTTTTGACCATGATAGTTTTGCGAGAGATAGAGATTGTTAAAACATCAAAGTTTAACTCTCTCGAAGAGTATCGGTATAGGGTCTTAGAACTTGATGAGGAAGGAAAATACTTTCAACAAATGTATGACGACTCCGGCCCTGTAACAGAACCAATATACCCACGTAAAAAAGACGGGCAATTCTGGGACGAGATACCTTTCGTTTTTTCCGGATCAAAAGACAACAGGCCGGAGATTGACAATCCGCCTATGTATGACCTTGCCAGAGTTAACATCTCGCATTATCGCAACAGTGCAGACTATGAGGAATCGCTACACATACATGGTCAAGGAACGCTGTTCGTCAGTTCCGAGTTATCAGTTGAGCAGTGGAGAGAGGCAAACCCAAATGGAATACTTGTGGGGGCCAGGACAGGACACTTTCTCGGCTCAAACGGAAGCGCAACCCTTCTACAGCTTGACGCAAATACAGCGGCAGCCGTAGCAATGGAACACAAAGAAGACGTTATGCGAGCGCTCGGTGCCAGGCTGATTTCACAAAAGGGCGGCAATCAAACAGCAGAAGCCGCGAGAATAGATTCAAGCTCGGAAACTTCGATACTGAATAACGTCGTAGGCAACAGCTCAAACGCAATTCAGAAAGCGCTACAGTTTGCCTGTGAGTTTATGGGTGGAAATCCTGAAGAGGTTAAGTTTTCGCTCAACACATCATTCTTCGACGACACAATGACCGCGCAAGACGTTATGGCAATGATTACTCTTGAGGACAGAGGCACGATAGCAAAGAAAGATACCCGCAGTAAGTTGCGCTCGTCCGGGTGGATTAAAAAAGAACGGACAGACGAAGATCTCGACAATGACAGCATAAACAGAGATATTGGTATATAAAAACATAAAAGAGGAACGTAATGGAAACTATTTTTACAAAAGATAAACTGGCACAGAGTAAAGCTGCATATACAATTGAAGCAAATATGCTCCGGCCTGTTTCGTTACAAGTTGACGGTGATCTGGGGTCTGAAGAGATTACTATCTCGTATTCTGATTTTGCCGGAACTGGCCTAACTGACGCGTACGATTCAGATGGAAATTTGCTCGTATTAAGCCAGACAAAACCGCACATTGCTTTTTATGCCCCGGCAAAAATACAGATTGACAAGCCAATTACCACAAATGACGTAGGATTAAACATTGTAATATCAAAGGCGTGATATGAACACTTCATTTTCAAGGCTCACGGCTCTTTCTAGCGGGAAAGCGTTTGGCTTGCCAATTTTCGGTGGAGAATTAACTCCACCATACTCAGAAGACATCCTAACCTGGTTCAAAGGCAACGGCACAGACACGCTAAAAACTGATTCATGGGCAAAGCCTTACGCCGAAAACCTTGTTATGTCTCAGGGACATTGTATTTCTTTGGATGGGGTTTCGGAATCAGGGGCAACTGCAACGAACCACGGCACTATTGTTTCTTATGAAGGAACAGCCACACCATCATACAACGGTTCTACGCTATCTTTTACTGCCGGGACATTTTACAACGTAACATTCTCAGATGGTACTCACTTCAGAATATCAGAAGGTGTCGGAGGCTACTCCTACTCAGACGACGGACTCCACCAGATCGCATGGTCTGGTGATCTGGTGGGGATGTGGAGTGAGCGGCAGGACACCTATTTTGCTAACTCAACTCTTGGCTGGTATGAGTTTGAAGGCTCAGAAGTTAAATATCCGTCAGGCAATATTGCACCGTTCGTTTCAGTATGGAGGACTACAACTGCATCTGAAACAATAACACTACCAGCGACCGGTGTTAATGATTTCTGGATTGATTGGGGCGATGGTAGTGCCCTTGAGCGTGTCACGACAGCAAGTCCAAGTCATGTATATGCCGTTGCTGATGATTACAGAATATCGATTTCAGGCAAATGTACGAAGTGGTATCAGAATAATGCTGGTGATAAGCTTAAAATTATTAGGGTTGAGAACCTTGGTATTGTAGGCTGGCTTGAGTTAGCTAGCGCATTTTACGGATGTAGTAACATGGAGTCTTTTGTTGCTGGGGTAACTGATACTTCTAATGTTACTAATACGGCCTATATGATGTACGGTTGGTCTTCTATGACAACGCCACCTGACCTTAGTGGCTTTGATACTTCTAAGGTTACAAATATGAACACTATGATGCGTGACTGGTCTTCTATGATAACGCCACCTGACCTTAGTAACTTTGATACTTCTAATGTTACAAATATGAACACTATGATGGCTGGTTGGAGTTCTATGACAACGCCACCTGACCTTAGTGGCTTTGATACTTCTAAGGTTACAACTATGGATGCTATGATGCGTAGCTGGAGTTCAATGACCAATCCACCTGACCTTAGTAACTTTGATACTTCTAAGGTTACAAATATGGCATCTATGATGCGTGACTGGTCTTCTATGACCAATCCACCTGACCTTAGTGGCTTTGATACTTCTAAGGTTACAAATATGAACACTATGATGTATGGCTGGTCTTCGATGACCAATCCACCTGACCTCAGTACTCTTGATACTTCTAAGGTTACAAATATGAATTATATGATGTCTGGTTGGAGTTCAATGACCAATCCACCTGACCTTAGTAACTTTGATACTTCTAATGCTACAAACATGTCAGCTATGATGCGTAGCTGGAGTTCAATGACAACGCCACCTGACCTTAGTAACTTTGATACTTCTAAGGTTACAAATATGGGTGCTATGATGGCTAGCTGGTCTTCAATGACAAGTCCACCTGACATTAGTAGTTTTGATACTTCTAATGTTACAAATATGGATGGTATGATGTATGGTTGGAGTTCTATGATAACGCCACCTGACCTTAGTAACTTTGATACTTCTAAGGTTACAAATATGAACACTATGATGTACGGTTGGTCTTCAACGACAACGCTTGGTGACATAGGCATATCGTCATTTAATGTCAATGCTCTCACAACAGCAGTAAACATGCTGTCAGGTTCAACAACGTCAACAGCGGGCTATAATGCAATTCTTGCCAGTTGGTCGGCGCAAACAGTACAACCTTCTGTTCCTGTTCATTTTGGAAATTCTAAGTACACGGATGCAGCATCAAGAGCAGTGCTAACAGGAGCGCCAAACAACTGGATAATCACTGATGGAGGTGCTGAATAATGGCTTTGATTTTTCACCCGCCAAACACCTGGAACAACGCAGAGACAACTTTTACTTTTGAAGCAAAACCAGTCGGAACCTTTGATGGGGTTAGTGATTCAATAACCTTCACCGCTGACCACGGAACAATCGTAAGCAGTGGAGGCGAAGCTACACCATCTTATACGCATCCGACACTAACGGCAACCGCTGATACTCTTCGTAATATTCTGTTTAGTGATGGTACACTTGTTCGGCTTGACGAAGGCGAAGGAACAACAATCCACGACTCAAACGGTAACGTGGTCGGCACTCTATCCTCATCCGATGTTGAGGGCTTCTGGTCAGGTGAGCCAATGGTTTCGCCTGAAGTTATGGCAATGGAAGCGGATCAGGGATCAACGGTTTATACTGATGGTTTGGGCCATGCTTTTCCGTTTACTCAGGCAGATATTGAAGACAGCTTGATAATAAACAACAACAACCAATACTATTTCACAAACTGCACAGGCAAGCCGAAGCAGTTGATTAACTACAAAACAGAGAGAACGATTGCCGAAGATCTTGAAATCAAAACATATGGGTGCCTATAATGAGTAGAGTAGCAATGAAAGTAATAGTAAATATTCAGCAACTTGCCGATCCTGCAATTCAAGCATTGGCAATGCAGTTTAAGCTGTCTAATGGTGATGGCTTGCCACCTGATAGTAGTGGTGATATTGCTTATCTGTTCAACGCAAATGGCGAGAGTTTCTTCAGTCCCGATGCCTATGCGCTGTGTACCGCTAAGAACGTCAGAATCGAAAAAGGAATGTTCTTCATTGAGTTGCCAACATCGACCATGGATAACCTGGTTGACGTTGACCTGCCGGATAGCAAGTACATTGACGCAGAAGGTGTTGAGCAGAGGCGCAGGTATAATGAATACTTCCGGTTCAATGAGCCTTCTGTCAATGAAGGTATGACTTTGGTTCAGCTTGTTCATTTTCCATACGATCATGAATATGTTCCTGGTGGCGTTGCTGGTGGCGCTGTTCCATTGACCGATGAGAACAGACGACTGTTTGAAACTGAGCTAGGAGTAACTGCAATGGTCAAGGCCCAAGGGCTTGCACTTAAAGTGCCGAGTGAATGATTGACCCAATCATAAGAAGGCAGATATATTTGACACAATTCGCCAACGGCGAAGCAAGGAAAAGTGCGGAGAACGTGCTTGAACTTGCGAAAGAGCTTACTGCACTGGTAAAGCAAGGCGTAGCAAATGATATTCAGATATCGCAACTGTCAGCGCTCGAAGCAGAGATAACGAAAACTGTCAGTAAAGCCGTTGATAAGCTGCGTGCCGACATAGCAGACACCATCGACGCTCTCGCCCCCATTGAAGCGGCGAAGACTATTGAAATGCTTGACGGTGTTGCACTTGCTACATTTTCAGCGCCTTCTATCGAGCAGGTTATCACAACGGTCACAAACGCAGAAATGACACTGGTGTCCGGGAAAGTTATCAGGGTCCATACAATTGAGTCAATGATTGACGAGTTTGACGCGGCAACGGCAGGAGATGTGACGCATATGGTTAGGTATGGCGTTGTTTCTGGGACGAGCACACAAGACATTGCAAAAGATGTTGGTGCCCTTGTCACGACACGAAGCCAGAGTCAAGCGGAAGCCGTCGTGAGAACAGCAGTCGCTCACATTGCCAATATTGCAAGGCAGGAAGTTTACCGGGAAAATTCAGATATTCTTGAAGGAGAGGAGTGGGTTGCAACTCTAGACGGTCGAACGAGGCCAGAACACGCGGCACTTGATGGGAAGATTTTTCCAATAGGTGAAGGGCCGCAACCACCATATGGGTGGAATTGCAGGTGCGCTCGTGTTCCAGTTGTTAAAAAGGGACTGTTGCCAGAGAAAGATGATTATGATCGGGCCTCAATTGACGGGCCTGTCAGCGGAAAGGATACGTATAACACTTGGCTCAAGCGGCAGCCTGAAAGTTTTCAAAATGATGTGCTTGGAAAAAAACGCGCTGACCTGTTCCGGGACGGTGCAGATTTGGACAAGTTCATAAACGACAAATGGGTGCTTCTCACACTTGAGGAATTGAAAAAGAAATGAGCAAGATCAATCTCGAAGAAGTTAAAAAGAAAAAAGAGTTTGAACGGAACGAAAACCTTGAGAAACTGCTTTCGATGGCCGGAGATATGGCAAAGATCAGGAAAGCAAATTTTGACGCGTTGATCGGTGAAGGATTCACGCCAGCGCAAGCATTGCAGCTTATCAAGTAACAAAGTGGAACTATCTTAATAATTTTACAAAAATGTTATAGTATGATACTATCATTAAAAAAGTACAACAGGGTTGTACAAAAATGGCCGGGAGGGTCACTGAAATGAGTTTGAAACGCACTGTAAGCAAAGAAGAATTTGAAGCACTAGGAGACAATGACAAGATCCACTACAAAGAAGTAGGGGATAGGTACAAGCTTGACGTTGATGGAGAGGACGACGGAAAAGAGTTAAAGGAAGCACTCAGGAAAGAGCGCGAGGAAAGAGCCTCTGCAAAGAAAAGACTTGCAGAACTTGAAGAGGCCCAGCGAGAAGCAGAAGCAAAACGGCAGCAAGAGAAAGGCGAGTTTGAAGCCCTTTGGAAAAAAGAGCAGGAAAAAAGCGCAACAGCAACCAGCGAATTACAAAAACTACGGGACAGGGTTGCAAACGGCTTGCGCGAACAGGCAGCACTTGAGGTTGCCGGAACATTAACGAAAGACATGAAACGCGCAGCGCTTCTAAAAAAGGAAGCACTACTCCACATCGTTCATACTGATGATGGTGTTAAAATAAACGGGCCAGACGGTGACGCATGGACAGCCGAACAGCTCAAAGAATATCTTGCAGAACAGTATCCGTTTTTGGCAGACGGGTCACAAGCGTCGGGCGGCGGGGCCACTGGCGGTAAGGGTGGCGGTGCCACAACGAAAAAATTCAATGAGTATTCCGGTGCTGAGTTATCAGAAATCAGGCAAAAAGAGCCTGAAAAGTATCAGCGCCTAAAAGATGATTTCTATAACAAATAGGTGCAAAAATGGCAACCGTACAACTATCAGACATTATTGACGTAACAGTTTTTCAGGATCTCCCCGCAGTAAATGGCCCCGAGAAAACCGCTTTCTTTGAATCCGGTATTGTTACATCAAGCCCGCTTTTAAACAACCTGGCAAACGCTGACGGGAAAACCGCAGAACTTCCATTCTGGAACGATCTTGATGGGAGTGATGAGGTAAACTACTCAAGCGACGATCCAACCAGCTCAGCAACCCCGGTAAATGTTGCCCAGGGCGAGCAGATCGCACGAAAAGCGTTTATTAACAAAGGCTGGTCTGCCTCTGACCTGGCAACTGAGATTGCCATGGGGCCAAAGGCAATGGAGCATATCCGCGCACGAACTGACGTTTATCTACAACGTCAATGGCAAAGACGATTGATTGCTGCCACCAACGGCGTACTTGCTGACAACGTAGCAAATGATTCCGGCGACATGGTTTATGATGTGGCTGCCGAGGCTATCGCAAGTCAGGACGCAGATTCACGTTTCAGTCAGGATGCTTTCGTCGAAGCCGCTTTCACTCTCGGCGATGCTGTTGACGGTGTAACTGCAATAGCTGTACACTCCGCTGTGGCAAAGCAAATTGCCAAGCTGAACGACGCTGAAGATGTTCGGGACAGTGACGGCCGCTTGCTGTATCAGGCGTACATGGGACGCAGAATCATCGTTGACGATGGCCTCCCTGTTGTCGCTGGAAGCACTGACGGTTTCAAATATACATCCGTTCTTTTTGGCCCCGGCGCTTTTGGTTATGGCGCAGGTATGCCAACCATGCCCGTTGAGGTTGAGCGCGAAGCCGCACAGGGTGACGGTGGTGGAATTGAAACTCTGTGGAGACGTGCAACCTGGATTCTCCATCCGTTCGGATTCCAGCAGATCTTGACCGCTGCCCCTGCAAACGGTTTCTCTTATACCCTTGCAGAGCTTGCGACCGCTGCCCTTTGGGATCGTGTTGTTGATCGAAAGAATGTCCCACTTGCTTTCTTAATCACCAACTAACAACAAAAACATAATGGCTGGTATGGTTAATCGTGCCAGCCATTATTTCAGCGAGGAAAAACGATGGAAAAGAAGAACAAAGATGGACTGATTCCAGGTCAGCTTGTAAGTGAAAAAGAATATTGGGCCGCAGTCAACAAGGCCAAGGCCAAGCCGGAACAAAAGACAAAGGCCAAGGCCAAGCCAGAGCAAAAGGAATAAGCCATGGCTATCGTTGTTGGTGAAAACTCGTACAACACAGAAGCCGAACTTGTTGAATATGCGGCGGCCAGAGGCTTGACGATATCAGGCGACACCGAACAATTGCTCATTAAGTCCATGGATTGGCTAGAGTTTCAGCCGTTCATCGGTGATAAGTATGTATCAACACAAGACCTTGAATTTCCGCGCTACCCGTCGTCTGAAGTGCCAGCAAAGATTAAAAAGGCGCAACTTGTGGCAGCAATGCTCATTGACAGTGGAGAGGATCTTTTCCCTGTTATTGATAGGGCTACAAAGCGAGAAAAAATTGACGTTCTTGAGGTTGAGTACATGGAAAATGCCTCTGAGACAAAGCGGTATCCAGAGTTGTCACTGTTGCTTCGTGAGTTTTTAACCGGAACTTTAAGCTTTATGGTGAGCCGTGGCTGACATATATACAGGAATGGCCGCACTCGCTGTTAAGATGATTTCAAAGTACGGGCAATCAATGACACTCCGTAGCTACTCATCATCTGGTGATGAGTGGAACCCGTCTTTAACAGAAACCGACACAGCAGTAACCGGAGTTCTCGGGAACTACAATGATGGTTTAATGGATGGAACGCTGATACAGAAAGACGACAAGTATGTGCTGCTAGATTCAAGTGTTAACCCAACCGAAGCGGACAAAATCGTAATTGATGGCGTTGTCTTCTCAATTGCCGCTGTAAATACTATAAACCCAGGCGGAACAAAGGTTTTTCACAAATTGCAGGTGCGCGCATGAGTTTTGCAAAAGACATTGCAAAGTGGGCTGAAAGCACTGGTCAAGATATTGACACGGTTCGAAGGGCTGCCTTCATGGACATGACCAAGGGCATAGTTAAAAGAACTCCTGTTGACACTGGAAGAGCTAAAGGAAATTGGCAGCCGAGCACAGGAAGCCCAAAATCAGGGGCTATATCGTTACGCGACAAAATCGGATCTATTGTTGAAAAAAAAGCGCAGTCCGTAGTGGACTCTGTAAAAGGTGACGAGACGCTGTACCTTACAAATAACCTTGAGTACATCGGTGGGCTTGAGTATGGCCGGAAATCAAAACAGGCACCTTCTGGAATGTTGCGGGTAACTGTAAGAGAGTTTCAGTCATCAGTCAGAAAGGCTGTGAATAAATTATGAGCCTAACAGATATCAAAACTGGATTTTTCAAAGCGATTTCATCGGCGGGGCTTGGTGATGTTGCTTGGCCGAACATCCCTTATAGTGGAAAACCTCCGTATCTCCGCGTCACAGTGTTGCCAGCACAGACCGAGAGCGTGGGGATTTCGTCTATTGATAGGATGATTGGAATAATCCAGATTGACTGTGTTGTGGCCGCTGGTGGCGGTGACATATCAGCAAGCGAGAAAGCGGATGATGTTATCGCAGCTTTTCCGCGCCTCACGAGAATTACAGAGGGAACTACTACAATAGAAATAAACAGAACCGGGTGGGCTGGCCCCTCCCAACAAGAGCCGGATGAACTTTTTATCCCGGTTACAATTGAATATGAGGTAATAAAATGAGTAGCAATGCACAAACAAGTGCCGGAACTCGGCTATATGTTTCCGCAGCACAGCCAGCAACTTACGACGAGGCAGGTTATGCCGCACTTTCATGGACTGAGGTCGGTGAGGTTATATCCATCCCTGAGTTTGGAAAGAGTTACAATTTAATCACCCACAATCCACTCGCAGACAGGAAAACCTACAAGCGCAAAGGCGCGTACAACGAGGGAAACCTTGCCCTCCAGGTCGCACGAGTACCAGACGAAGCAGGTCAGGCAATTCTTGTCACTGCCCTTGATAGTGATGACCCTGTATCATTCAAAGTTGATTTGAATGACGGTGACACCACGAACACCCTTCAAAACTTTTCCGGAATGGTTATGTCATACACCACCAACACCGGAACAGTTGACCAGATCAGAACTTCTTCAGTAACCATCGAAATTGATGGCGACATCATCGAAGTACCTGCAACATAAAACAAAAAGGGCCGTTTGGAATGGCGGCCCTTACTTTATAACATCATTTAGGGGATAACAAATGGATCTTAGCGGCTTTAATTTTTCAGAAAACTCAGACAAGGGCGTTGAAGTAGTTCTTCGGCATCCGGTAACAGATGAACCACTTGACATAAAAGTGACCGTCGTTGGTAGCGATTCAAAACGGTACAAGGCCGCAAGCCACCGTGTGCAAAACAGGTCGCTTAGTCGTGGGCGCGGCAAAATAACCGCTGAACGCCTTGAGGCAAACGGCCTTGAAATCTTGTCAGAGTGCGTGCTTGACTGGGAAAATGTAGAAGATTCCGAGTTGTTTGACGAAGTGCCAAAGTGTAACAAAGAAAACGTGTTGAAGTTTCTGAAAAAACATACTTGGGCCAAAGAGCAAATTGATTCTTTCATCGCTGATAGATCAAATTTTTTAGCGAGTGCGTAGACGAGCTAATCGTTTACGCTAAATTTCTTGCCTGGGTTTGGGCTGTCCCTGAGAAGACAACAGTTTCAAGGGCGGAAATCGCTGGCGAAAGTTTAAAGTTACCAGAAGTAAAATATCCATACCTGGCCGATGTTCTAACCGATATCGGCCCGGCTGTCAGCTCCGGGATGGGGTTAACACCATTTACATACATTGACATAGTGAACTGGATGACTGCAACAGGGGTTGCACTTAATCCGTGGGAGTGTGCAACACTTCGTGCAATGTCAAAAGAATATTGTAGGCAAGCTGCAATTTCTGTAAAAAGAGATTGCCCGTCACCATGGATAGAAAAATTGCCGGAACGTGACGAGGTAGCAACTGGAACGCTTAAAGTGTTCAGGACCATCCGCAAACGACGAAAGGGCTGACAATGGATGTTGCAAATCTTGTTTTAAAAGTAGACTCTAAAGGCGTTGTCACAGCGTCTAGAAATCTTGATGGCCTTGAGAAGCAATCTAGGAAAGCAGAAAAGGCCACAGATGGATTGTCAAAGGCTTCAAAAGTCCTCGCAAGCACGCTTGCAGCCGTTGGCGCGGCGTGGGCGGTAAAAGAAACGCTTGCACTCGCAGACAACTACACCCTCCTCAACAACAAACTCAAGCTTGTAACTGATTCTGGCAGCGAATTAATGGGAGTACAGGAAGGCTTGTATGAAGTCTCCCTTAAATCACACGCCGCCTATTCAACATCTGTTGACCTCTATTCTCGGTTCGCAAGAGCAACCGAGAGTATGGGCACGTCTCAATCTGAACTCTTGAGAATAACAGAGACTCTGAACAAGGCCACTGTAATCTCAGGCTCAACTCAGACAGAAGCAGCGGCTTCCCTGCTCCAGCTTTCTCAAGGTATGGCTTCCGGTGTTTTGAGGGGTGAGGAGTTTAACTCTGTCACCGAAAACTCTTCTCGTATCGCCAAAATCTTAGCAGATCACCTGAAAGTAGATATTGGCGAACTTCGCAACATGGCAACAGAAGGAAAAATCACAAGCAAGATAATGATGGAAGCATTTAGCGGTGCTGCATCTTCAATTGATGAAGAGTTCTCCAAGATGCAAACCACAGTATCGCAGGCTATGACGGATCTTTCCACCGTTTGGGCTTCAGTCGTTAGTGGTGCAAACGAGACAACCGGAGCCACAAACAACATTGCAGAGTCTATCCTTGAACTTGCGAAAGTTATAGAGGAGAACCGTGAAGGAATTATAAGCCTGTTTTCTGGAATAGTTGACGCTGCCGGGCTATCTGTCAAGGCCATTGGGCTTGTAGGTAACTCTATAGAAGGACTACATATGCTTGCGGTTGCGGCGAAATTTGGCGACAGTTGGCAGGAAGAATGGGAAAAGATCAACGCAACCGGTGTGGACAAGTTGCAATTCAAGCTTGCTGATCTACGGACTGAGCTTGATAACATCGGCAACAGTTATGCCCGTGGCGGCGTTACAGCCAAGGGGTATCGGAACGAGACGGAAAGAATAAACGCAGAAATCCATCAGACCATCATTGAAATTGACAATTTGCTTGGTTTTCAGGGTGAGTACACCACCGCTGTCGAAAAGACAACTGCATCCACAAACAAGCAAATCGAAGCAGAAGAAAAACAGGCAAAGGCTATCAGGATTACGACTGACGAGCGTTATGAATCACTGCAAATTGTCAAGGAGCACGCAAAGGAAGCAGAAGAGGCGTTGCAGAAAGAGCTAGAAGCAGCAGAACGGCTCGCAATGGATAAGGCAAACGCTGCCCGCAATATGTATGCTGACCTTGACGGGCAGGCACAGAACCATTTTAAAGCCCAAGTTGCTTTGCTAGGCTTCGAGAGAGAAAAGTACTACGAGTTAATAGACGACAAAGCCGCCGTGGATGAGTGGTACAACAAAAAGTATAAAGACCTGCAAGACGAGAGAATACTTGCAACAGGCGACTTCTTCGATGGAATAAATCTTGCCCTCAAAAAGTCAGGCGACGAAATGGAGACCTGGGCAGAGCGAGGATATGATGCAGCTCTGAAACTTCGTGATGGCCTGGAGTCAACTTTGAGCGACTGGCTACAAAATGTCCTCATTGGTGAGTTTGACGACGTTGGCAAGGCGTGGGATAGCTTGTGGACTACGATGTTATCAAAGATGATTGAGATAATCGCAGAGATGGCCGCTGCTTGGGCAGCCGCTGAAGTTGCCGATGTTGCCTCTTCTTTTATCTTCCACGACGGAACCATGAACGCTGGCGGTGATTACAACGGCCAAGCGCTCTTACATGATGAAATTCCAGCGGTTCTGCAAAAGGGAGAGATTGTAATCCCACGGGAACAGTCCGACAGGATCAGGGACGCGTTAAATGGTGATACTTCCATAGATCAGTCAACAGTATCATCTACTTTTGATAGCGTTGCCGATGCTCTAGGGGCTGACCTGAGCACACAAGAGGGAATTGACCAGACTGGTGGTTTTCTTGGTGATTTCTTTGGAAATCTAGGTGACGAGTTCGGTAAAGACGGGTTGCTTGGTGGTATTGGTATAGCTACTGGTATCAGTGCAGAGGCCACACTAGACGCGATAACAAGTCCTGCAAACATTGCCTCGAATATAACAAATGCTGCACTAGACACAGCGATGGACACAATGGGGCTAGATCAGACAGCGCAAACAGCCGGAAAGCTCGGTGGTGCTTTGGCTGGGCTGCTTGGAGCACTAAGCGCTCCAGCGGCAGCAATCGCGGCTCTAGCTGTTGCCGTTGGCGTTGATGGTTTGATGGATCTTGCCGATATGCGAGACATGGAAAGCGTTCGTGACCAGTTCCAAACAAACCGAACAAAACAAGCCGAAGAGCTTGGATTCCCAAGTGTCGTTGCTGAGGTCTTCGGCCATTTTGCCGGAAACGTAGACTTCGCGGCAATGGAAGCACAGGTTGAGGCAGCACACGGTGGGCCTGAAGGTGTTGAGGATCTTGCTGACCCTATAGGCTACGATATTGATTACGGAACTGAATTTGACAATACACCTGGCGGCTACAGCGGAGACCTGTCAGGGACAGAAGCAGAAACATCTGGCGCACTTGACACATTCGACGGTGACATGGGTAATATCGGTGATGACCCTGGTGATATGGCGGCTCGATACGGTGGTATTTTCTCCGGGCCGGATCAAGGCTACCCTATTGAACTCCACGGAACTGAGGCCGTTATACCATTGCGAGACGGTAGCGTTCCAGTTGAGATAAAAGGCGGGCGCGACGGAGACAACAGCGCACTGATTGAGGAAATACGGTTATTACGTGCTGACATAATGACAGGAAACTTTCAGATAGCAAAGAACACAAACGAAACAAGGAAAATACTTCGCAGAATTGAGGGCGATGGAATAGAGACGAGGGCCGCATAAAATGCCAACTGGAATAATGGAAATCATCCCGCCTATGGAGATGACCGATGCAAGGTTGACCAGTTCTGACGTTCCTGAAAATGATGAGGCGGAGTGGAATATTGCCACTGCCTATATCATTGATGACCTTGTGATGGTCACTGACGATGGAGTCCATAATATTTATTCTTGCACCGTTGCTAATACAGGAAATTATCCACCTGACACAATATACAACAGTGACGATGAAAGTGGTTTTTGGTCGCTCGTATCTGCAACAAACAGATGGCGGATGTTTGATAAAAAAACAAAGTCCAAAACATCACAGTCTGGAACGATAACAACAGAGATAACACCGGGCAGGATTTACAACTCTGTGGCCGGATTTGGACTTGTTGCCGATACTGTCAATATAAATATTGTTAACGGAACCACTGAAGTATATAATCGTGATATTGATATGAAAGACTTGTCAGATATCGGCGGATACTATGACTGGTTTTTTCAGCCTCTTTCAAACAAAGAGCAGTTTGTTTATACTGACCTGCCAGCATACGCAAGCGCAGTGATGACCGTTACATTTTCAAACGGTTCAGACGTTTGCGAGGTCGGAGAGCTGATAGTTGGTAAATTTCTTGAGGTTGGTGTTGCTGAATACGGTACTAACATCGGTATAATTGATTTTTCAAGGAAAGTTGAAGACGAAGAGACCGAAGAAGTAACAATCGAAAAGCGGAAGAATTATAAAACAGTTGAGTATGGAATACTGCTTGAGACCTCAAGAGTTAACATCGTGAGAAAAGTTTTATACGAATACACATCTACACCAATGGTATTTGTTGGTGAAGAAACACTTCCAGAAACGATAATCTATGGATTTACAAACGATTTTACGATAGAATTGCAAAATAAAAACACATCATATTGCAGCTTACAAGCGGAGGAGCTTATCTAATGAGCGTGCCAACTTATATTGGAACAGTACCTAGCAGGAGTCAAACACAAGTAGATTTTGACGAAAATGTTCAAGACATGCTTGATTTCATAGGAGGCACTGGGGAAGATGATTTCATTCCAGCACTAAATTCAGCGGTCAGCGGCCTTGCAAGTACCGAAGTTGTTCTTGCATCTGCGCACTTTATCGGGCCATGGTCAAGCCAGACAGGAGCGCACGACGTTCCAACGTCAGTGTCTCATGACGACAAATACTGGATGTTGTTAAGCGATACTCTCGACATAACTTCTATAGAGCCTGGTGTCTCGGCTGACTGGCAGGAAATAAGGACAACAGGAGAATTGCCGAGAGTGTCTGAATATCTTACAGAAAATATCCAAGGGCTAGAATATTCATATAACAGCACAGACACGATAAACATAGAAAAGGGAAATTGTTACGACAGTACCGGATCAACGGTTTTAACACTTCCGGCAGATACAACAGCAACAATAATTAGCCCAGCTATCAATACGACATATAATATCTTTGTGACTGATGCAGGGGATATTCAATTCGACAGCGATGTTGATGGCACTACGCTGCTTGCAGGGAGTGTCAATCAGCTTAGGTGGATTGGATTTGTTCTCACAGATGCGAGCGGAAATATAGTTCAATTCACTGCTAGAGGCGACATGTATGATTATGTCGTAGTTGTAGGTTATGCTACAGGTGCGGTCGCCATGGGATTCTCTCTGGCCCCGTTCCTACCTGTATCGAGGTGCTTAGCGTGTACAGTATCCATGAATATATCATCATACTGGGGAATGATTCTTAATAGTACATCACATTCATCTCTTGAATCTTATTATAGATCATCTGATGACGGGGGAATAAGTGCGACTGTCGTACCTGACAATAACGGTGAGATATGGGCGTACGCAACGGTATCAAGAGGTGTTGTTGTGACTAGCGTACTATTGCAAAGATAGGAACATAATAAACTTACTAAAATAGAGGTACGCATGAAATTCGCATATAAAGTAGACGGAACAGTAACAGGACTTAACAGAGTAGGGCAAGGTGAAGAACTTACCGGGACATGTATGCCGCAAGAGCTTGTGTGGGGCATGGTCAATGAGTATTATACCGCAGACGACGGAGTGCTAACCCCAAAAACTCAGGCTGAAGTTGATGCTATCAAGGCACAAGAGGCAGAGGCGTTAAGGATTTCAGTTCAGTTAAGAGACCTTGAAGTAGCAAAAAAGGCCGCTAACGATGTGCCGCTGTTATATGCAGGTAAGTATTTTAAAACAGCTGACGGTGGAAAGGACGACATACAAGGCACTCAAAACGAAGCGTTATCACAGCAAGCACCAGAGGCAAGCATAAACACTTTTTTCGACACCGAAAACGCTGGGTGTTGGAAAGTTGGGAACGCGTCAGGAGAGATAGAGTATTTCTCAATGACAAATAGCGAGTTTATTGATATGGCGAAAGCGTTATACTTGAGAACAAGTAAGAATTTCACCATCTATGATACCACAAAAGCAGCAATAGAAAACGGCCAAGAAGTAGATATAGATGCTATTGTCTGGTTTTAATCTCAAAACCGAAGAGGATTAAAGTGATCGACGCGCAAACAATAGGGCTTGCCCTTGCTATCCTGGTACAGACTTCAGGGCTTTCTTTTTGGCTGGGGAAATTAACGGTAAAAGTTGGCAACAATTGTGTGAGCATTGACAAACTCGCAAATAAAAGTAGGGCCGACGTTTCTGATTTAAACGCAAGGATAGACGCGACAAGAAAGTCCAGCTCCGATCATTTCGTGTCAAAAACAAGGTGCGAAGGCACAAGCAAAGAACTACACACTTTCATCGAAAATGCTATTGAACGGCGCGACATTGTAGACGAGCAGTACCGGAAAGAGGCAGCAGCAACAAGAGTGTCTTTAGATAAACTCTGTGAGAAAGTTGACACTATGCAAGAATGTTTGCATAAAATGCAAAACAATAAGGAGTGCTGAAGATGTGGAAGTCAATAGGATGCGGAATCTTTGTTTTGATAGTGTTCTCAGGATGTAGCAAAACAGCACTGACACAGCTTGATATTGAGGCAATGGACAATCAAGCAAAAGCAGTAAAGGCTTGTCATGATGCGCGAAAGATTGACCTAACCGGCGTTCCGAAGGATGCAGTTGGTTATGTTTTAATGTCAAAACAGTTCGGTGACGCTCTACTGGCTGTTACCGGCAATGATCCTTGTAAAGTAACCAATGCCTTTGACGTGCAGATTTCAGAGGTTGAGAGCAAGAACAAGGCTCTTACCAATGCTTCAGGGAACGTCCTCAATCTCGGTCAGTGGATTGTTGGAGGCAGTGTTGCAAAAGCTGCGTTTAGTGCCATGGGTGATACCGTCACGGCCAGCGATTCAGCGAGTGCGAGTATGTCGAGCACAGCTAACAACGAGAGCTACAACACAGCGTCAGAAACACGAGAGTCCTACAACACTCAAGAAACTGTCAGTGCCGGAACATCTATTGAAGACTGATGAAAAAGAAAGATTTTTGTACACTGTGGCCAGATTGCAACTATGGTATGGTCTGCGCTCAGCACGATGAGGACTACCACACTCACCAAGTTTCTCGGTGGGTTGCTGATGTTGATCTACTTAAAGGAGTCTATGCCGCTGGTCATCCGGTAATTGCTGTTGTGATGTTTGTTGGAGTAAGGTCTTTCGGTTGGATATTTTGGTGAAGGCGTGAACGACAACGAAAGATACCATGACTATAAGTGGTTAGATGATATCCATAAGGAGCCGTATGGCCCTAAAGAGAAGACAACAGTGAAAAAGGTTTTGATTCCTGTTTCGCTAATAATTAAAATTTTCAGAAAGATTTTTTCTCTATAATGAAAGAACATACCTACGAAGGCACTTTGAGCGCACTTCTCCATGCCATGGGAAATCATAATTTGACGTGCAATTATTGTGGAAAACAACAGGTGTTAGTGGCAAATGGGCAGCACGTTAGTAGCCTTGCTCACCTCAGAAATATATTATTAACAGACAGTGGGTTCGTGGAAAAGTATTTCCCCAAAAAAAAAAACAACTTTAAAAAAGGAGGTTATCTAAGTGGCGTTTATAGAAAGAATGAAAGGACAAGATTATATTGACAAGACAAGGGAATATCTAGACTACTTGGAAGAGCATCTGAATAATGTAAAAAAAGCTTTTTGTGAGTTGTCAGTGGCTTGTGATGGGATGTGGTGGGTTTGTGATGACATGGCGTGGCACACTCTTAGAAAAGAAGTTGAGTGGCATGACGTCTCTAAGTTTTCAAAGGAAGAGTTTGTACAATATCGTGATTCGTTTTTTTCTGTAAACGATAAGGATAAAAATAACAGCGGAATGGTCGAAGCATGGGAACATCACAAAAACAAAAACCCACATCACCATGAGACCGTCAGAAACCGTCTTGATATAATACACATGATTATTGATTGGACTGCAATGGGTTACAAGTTCGGAGACACCGCTCAGCAGTATTACGAATCGAATAAAGACAAGATATCACTGACAGATGACCAAATTGATACTATGTATGAAGTTTTTGATCGAATCAAGAGATGTACAAATTGTCCAACAAGACAGTAGTCTTTAACAAAATTATATTACAATCATAAAGAGGTTATTTAAATGAACATTTCAGCTACAACGGCCCTGTTTTTAGCAAAGCCCATCATAACAAAAGTAGCCAACGAGATATTTGCATCTGTCATCACAGAGAAAAATCTTCTGAAAGTTAAACTTGCACTCGTGGACACAGTAAAAGAAATCACTGGCAAAACATCTTTTGTATGGGATGATAAGCTTGTTGATGCTATCATCGAGAAAATGTCTGATCCGGAATTTTACCAGAAGTGGGGGGACAAAATTCTTGATCCACTGGAGAACTGGATACAGGCAACTGATACACAGTGGGATGATCTGCTCATTATGCCAGTATTTGTTATGGTCAGGGCGGTATGTGACATCCCTGATAATGATTAGGGGATTGACAGTATGTGCAGCTATATTGTTTTCAAGCTGTACAATATTATCTCCTCTTGATAAACTTTACCCATTCCTGACGGAAGAAATACCACTGGAGGATCTCAATGAAACTGTATTTGTGGTCGGCCCTGTCGATGTGTATAGCCGGTGTATTGCTCTCGGTGTTAATCCGCTCCTTGTTGTATTAGGTGCTCCGTTGTTTGGTTGTGCTAAGCTTGAATACAACAGGGAAAACAATAAACAAAATTGTACAATCTATATGGCTTTTGATGCTGAGTGGATTTACCAGCACGAGCATAGACATTGTGTTGGATATGAGGATTAAATATGAGATGTCCTGAGTGCAACTGCAATCTCCAAGATGGAGCAAGTATTTGTTTAGCGTGTGGATGGACTGCAGATGAAGAATGTTGATAGTTTTGCCGACCATGCCGGGAGCATGGATGCTATAAATGACGTTATCAGCCAGTTGAAAAGACATGAGGGTTTTGTTGGGACTGTGTACAACGATTCGCTCGGTGTCCCCACAATTGGCTACGGGATAAATTTAAAAGCCGGAATAACAGAGCGCGAGGCATCTATGATTCTTGAAGAACGCGTCAGAAAGCTTCGGTTGAAGCTGCCGATGGTCATAAGATGTTGGCAGCGTTTGAGCTACAAGCGGCAGGATGTTCTTATTAATATGGCTTATCAGCTCGGCGTTTCTGGCCTGTTAAAGTTCAAAAAAATGTTTATTAATCTTGAAAATTGTTGGTACGACTTGGCAGCGGACGAGATGTTAAATTCGTTGTGGTCGGTCCAGACTCCTGAACGAGCATTAGAACTATCTGAGATAATGAGAAATGGCTAAATGCACGAACTAAAAATCTATGAATATGCCTGTCTCGGCAAATCTTGCCACCGCTGCGACGAAATATTACCCGGCTTTATCAGTGACCATGGAGGGAGTTTGCTTATCTCTCCACGGTCACGAAAGGAACACGACGAAACAATACGGTTAATGCTTGATGAGTGTCCTACTCAAGCACTTTCTCTTGATGAGTTTGGTTGATCTTGTTTATGCTGTTAGGCACCAATAATACTTCTCAGTTCACTTGCACACTTTTTAAGCGTTTGTCCAATGGTGCGATCGTGAGTCGTGACGTGTTCGTTGTCCAGAACACTGTTATCTACCTCCCATTCAGCAATTAGATTGCATATTGCCTCCTCAATAAACAACAACGCAAACTCCACTCTCTCGTCAGCGTCTAAATTGTCCCAGTTATTAGCATCGTCTGCCTGTGCGTTCCATGCACTTTTTACGTCTTCGATTTCCATAACAATTTCCTCTAGCGAGACAATTTTTTAATGTTATCCAATACCTTATTGGAAATGTCAAGTGACACACTTGCAGCGTCAACCTTTCTCTCCGCAGCTTTAAGTAACGATGAGTAAGCATCCTCCCATGTGTCAAAGTAGTTATCCCACTCTGACACCTTTGCCCTTCTACTCCCGTTTATCCATACAAAGTAGTCTGTTTCTCTTTCACATTCAATCTCATGGATTTTGACTTCTAGGAAATTACCTAATATACACACGTATTTCTTCACCTTACTTCCTCCAATTTTTTTTTTTTTTTTACGTTACGCATAAACATCGTAACCTTCGTAAAGCGACACAAGGCACGCTCTCCCTCTTATGTATGGATGTATCCGAAGATGCCTCTTAAACGCTCTAATCGTCCTACAGTTGCACCACGATTGTGCATGGTTTCCTTTAACTTCATGTGGTTCAACCCATTTTTGATATTCTGGCAACCACCACATACCATCAACATTCACTTGCCTGAAATATCTATGCAGCCTTTGTCCTTTTGGTTTATCGAATTTCATTTTAAACACCATTGTCTTTCAAAAACTCCCCAACGTGCCTGTATGCACCTTCGTTGGTATGCAAATCAACATATTCACCGCTACTAAGCATCATAGGCGCACTCATTTTTTCTCTCCTTTGTTTAATTTCTTTTCAAACTTTTCATAAACTACATCTTGAACATTTATTTTTAACCAGCCTATTAAGTAGCACATTAGCTCCTCAGTATCGCTACACAAAGGGATACCGCATATTTCCATTATTGAGCACGCAGCGTGTGCTAATTCGTGGGCCACAACGCTTGCTTTGTTAAGGTCTCTTATCCATACGAACACGTCTCCATTGATATCTCTGACACATCCCTCAGCGTCATAGGTGTAATTGATTTGTGTCTTTTTGTTTTGCAGTTTGTAAACAGCGTCTTCAGCGTCCTGTGCTGAACAGTTACCGACAAAGAACACAGAACGGTTGAATATTGGTACGTGAGCTAAATGTTTAATCATCTTAACACCTCAATCGTTTTTTGAGCCTGTCTCTCATGTTGTCAGACTCAACCCCGGCAACTTGGCACCAGAAATCAAAATCTTCTTTGCTCGACAAAAGAAAGCGCTTTGCCCTACTCGCCTCTATCCTGTCACTGTCAGCCGTGTCCTTTATGGCCCTTGTTATAACCTCAGCGGCAAGTTGCCTGTATGGCTCCATGTGCTTAATAAGACCATCATGGAGATGTTTGCCTTTGAAATTAGGGCAAGAGTCGCCAGTTGCTTTTAAGCATTGCTCCGGGTGTCCGTCGTCAATTTCGAGCCTTAGATCATAGTGCTCACATCTTACAGTGTAGTCCTCCCGGTAACAGCATTTTCCCCGGTTCATTTTCTTTTTTGGGGTTATGTCAACAGGCTTTCCGCGTTTCTTTGGCGGCTCACTTGTTCCGATGTATTCGGTGTTCGTTCGTTTCTCTCCTGGCCTTAACCATAAATCAGGGTTGCTTTCTCCCCAGCTTTTGACCCTTATATAAATTCCTTGCCTTGAAATTTTTATACCGAGATTCTTAAAGGTGCTTTCGACTTCAAGGATGTTCATATCTCCTTTTGTCGTTTTGTAGACCTTCATTTCTGTTTCTGCTTCAAGACTCCTCCGGAACGCCAGAAATGATTCTTTGTCCCGGTATCCTTTCTTCCACGTGGCGTAAACTTTCCCCTCTGTCAAATTAAGTTTTACGGCAACTTCTCGCAGCGTAAGCTCTCTATTATCCCATAGTATGGTGTGCATACTGTCAACCTCCTATCCCGTATTCTGCAACTGTAACAAGGGTGGCCCACGCTGCCAGCGTTGCGGCTATGAAGCATATAAATGATGCTATTATTTTTTGTTTCATGGTTTCTCCATTATGTAAATTATCTTAACCTGCTCCGCTTGTATATGCGGTGGCTCCCACATAAACACATGGTATTGAATGAGCGCATACGCTATTAATCCGGCCATCTACTCAACCTCCAAATAAGTCGAGAATAATATCAACAATAACATCTAACAGCGGGTTATTGACAAAATCAGTTGCGTCTATTAGAAAATTCAACATTTTATTCGGCCTCCTTTTTTTAATTTAATATTTTTCCTCAACAACTGACTAATGTATATCCCAGATAAAAAAAACTGTCAACGCCTTTTTTAATAAAAACAAAATAAAAACACTTGCCGTTTTTTGTTTGGCGGTGTATGTATAGGCATGGGATTTAAAAATTAAACAAAAGGAGAAACAAAATGGAAAAGGGGAAACTTAAAATTGAGGATCTGAAATTACTCTACAATTCACGGCCTCTAAACGATCCGTTATTTAAAACTCGGGATGGTGACGATGTTTGGAGTGGAGATTCTGTCTCGTTTTATGTCCATGGGGAACATCTACCCCACAATGGAACAATCAGTAACCTTTACGGGATGAGGGTTGATTGCTTCAACACATTTTTGAATAAATGGGAGTATTATACCATTGTAATGGATCAAATTATGGAGGACGTGGGATGAAAACACGAACAGAAAGACATGGGCCTTTTAATGTTGAGATTGCGACCCCTGACCCAACCAGCCCGGCAGATTTCCGCGAAACACTGCTAGCCAAGACACCACTGGCAAGACTTGAACGGTTGCGACCGTTGGTCGAACAATTAAACGCTGGCCAAGAAGACCTGGCCGAAGCGGAAAAGCTTGTCGACCGTTTGCGGGAATCAGGAAAGGTCAGGCTGCGTTTTAACAAACACATGAGCGCAGCATGGCAGGCAGTGACCAGCGAGGCATACGACCGGAGAGATCAGCAAATAATTCCATTAGCAATCAAGGGCGAAGCCTTCACAGGCGGGAGGCGCGGCAATGATGATTTGACCGCTATGAGGAATAATGTTTGAATTAAGCGGCTGTCCACAAAAATACATTTAAGGAGTAAATCATGCAGAACATCCCAACAAATCTGAACGAAAAGCAATTATGCGAAGTTTTGGGAATCTCCCCAAAGACCGCGCAAGCATGGCGACACGAGGGCCGAGGCCCGGCTTATTACAAGTTAGGTGCAAGGCTTGTCCGATACCGCGAAGAAGACGTATTGGCTTTTATCGAGAAAGGCCGCGTTGAAGCCTTGCCGGGGGAGGTGACCAGCCGATGATTAAAAACAAAACAACCTCTGACAGTGGGCAGCTGACAGAGGCCAAAGACAAAGAAAAGCAGGATAGCCACAATATAACGCAATATCAGTGCAATGACAAGAGTGAATTAGAGCCGGCTGTCACTGAGGCGGCACATGCCAAAAGGAGAACGCAATGGAAGAGAAGAATGAAGAAAAAGCAATGATATGCTTCGCAGCATCGCCACAGCTTAAAGAAAGAATTGAAGCACTCGCAAAGCGTCGTGAGTCTTCGACCTCTGCCACGATCCGTGGGATATTGGTTGATGCATTGGAAAAGGCCGAGAAATGAGCCAGTCTAAAAAACACTCAATGATAGAATCACTGTCAAATGTAGCGATAGGGTACTCTGTTGCTCTTGCTAGTCAACTGGCAGTGTTCCCAATGTTTGACATACACATCCCACTGAGCGACAATATAGCTATAGGTGCATGGTTTACAGTGATATCAATAGCGAGAAGCTACATAATAAGACGGTTTTTTAATCGCGTTGCTGTGAACACGCAACATTGAAGAGATGGGTCTGGCCCACCTGGTGACGGGCAAGCGGCATAGGGCTGCGATATTACTATAAGGAGAGATTGCCCTGGCTTTACAAAGGGGTCTGGGGCAATCCCTTAGTTTGTGCAAATTGGAGGCTGAAGATGCTAAAAGAAATTGAGATAAAAATCAAAACTTTAGACCACTGCCCAGCTGAGCCGGAGAACGGCTTTCCGTATGCTACGACCGTAGCAGAAGAACTTGAATTCTTTATTGATGGAGAACTGGTAGAGGATGAAAAGTTGGTTTCAGCATTACAGAATTACATATTTGACAACTTCAGAGATGAAATTGATATTGAAGCTCATGAAGATGTGATGAAGCGGATAAATAGGGCTATAGAAAACGCTTTACCTGAGCGCTCAAATGATTATGGTGGTTTTTGGTAGGAGATAAAAACCAGGTGGCTCGATTAATACCAAGCACCAAATGCCCTGGCGCATAGGGTGATTGGATCGGGGAAGGAGATGTTTGGAGGTCTACCCGATTGTTTGTAGGTGCCGCAAATGCATCGAGCCTTAACAATTACAGCGTTTAATTTTCGTGCTTTATCCGGCCAACATTGAAATTTATTTTACCATAGATTTCTTCAATCGCTTCAATAATATCAGCTTGGCTGCCATCCATAAAGACAATTCTATTTATACCTGTTAATTTCTCGACTTCAATCGCCATTTTACGTGACAACCGCTGTTTCCCGGAAAGTATCTTGCTGAGTTGGGATTTTTTTATTCCTAGTTTTTCTGAAAGGTCTGTTTGGGTTATCATTTTTGTTTTATACAACAGCCTCATAATTCATATCAAAGTATTTTTTAGATACCTCTCCTCTTCCGCTTAGTGTGTTGTTTTGCTTCCTCTTTTATTCTCCACTCGCAAGATGTAGAGTGTCCATCAAGTCTGCCGTTGATTTGTGGATCAGAAATTTTACAAAATATACAGCGATAGTATTGATTGCCATCACCGATAGGCTCATTGGGATAATCACTTCTGTAGTCGTCTTTCATAATTCCTCCATGGCTGAAAATATAACAATACGCTCAAGCTGGACAAACGATACTGCCGTTTGTCACTTAGCTTTGCGCTATACAGCAAAGCCATTTTCCCGTAGCCACATCTGACTCTCAGCCTTCACATCTTTACTGAAGTCGGTCATTTTGGTTCTTGCTATGTGTACTGAAGCCCAGAAAACAGTTTCATTTTCTGGGATTTCGATTTCATGCTCTTTCATCATTTTTACAATCTTATCTTTGTCGAGTAACAAAAACGCCTCATTGCGCCGCATCACATACTCTTTGATATCAGAACAACAAGGCGATGCACCATGACCCCGTGCATCTCCGTTTTCAGGCTCACTATCTATTCTTTGTTTACTGTTCATATTTTAATCTCCTTCCGTGATTAATTGCACATGTCATGTAATATAAATGTTACGCTTAAGCCTCAACAAATGCCATCGGGTCATCTTCTCCTGTCTCTTCGTCCCACCATGATACCCACGATCCATCAGGGCCGTCAGTATCGTCAGTGGGGTCGAATACATTTATTCCCCCGACGTTGCAGTAGTCCGGCTTGATATTGTTTTCAAACTGAAATAAATCGTATTCAGCTAGTGTATTCATAATCTTCACGCCCTCTTGCACAGTTTCAACGTTAACCTCAAACGCTTTTCCAGGTAATTGCGGAATCCACCAAACTTTCATTTTCACAGATATCACCTAAATAATTAAATTTGCATATCAAAGTTTTCATACGCAACAGCAAGCAACTTCTCCTTCTCTTCTATCTCTGCAACGATTATTGCGTGGTGCTTCTCAGCTTCTTCTTTAGGCCATGGATTTTCATGTCCAAAAATGTTATACATATCGTCGTTTGTCTGCCAGTGGTGCCAGAAATTAGAAATACTGCGCCTCAAAAGTCCAACCTGTTTCTTTAGCGCCTTCCTCTCTTGGCCGTGTATTTTGAATTGTGGGTTCATGTTTTATTACCACTCAATAGTTTTTGCCAAGAAAGTTTTCTTACACTCTGGACACTCAAACTCAAACTCAAACTTTTTATGTGCTGTGTGCCATATGCCGTCCGGCAATGCCATGCCAAAAATATCTGCTTCGTCGTCAACGCTACACTCTTCAAGCAAGTCAAAACATTCTTCGCAGTGTGGACAGTCAACGTTTAGCTCTATCTTTAAAGTAACCGGAGATGTTTTCAACTCTTCCATTGTCTGCTCCATGTTCGATGTGTTTTTCCACTTATTGACACTGTTATGCAGATTTAATGTCGCCAGTAAAAATAGCGGGGGCAAGCTGCCTAGCCATGCACGAAACAGACCTCACAGACAAGCCTTCTTTAACGTTGTTGGTAGCCCACTCTTTCGCTTCTGCCTTATTTCTCCCTACAAAATACAGGGGCGGTACTCGTTTGCCCCAATATCGGCTCCATGCGTTTTCAGCCATTAGAGAAACTTTAAAAAGATAATTTTGCATAACAAATCACTCAAGCTGACCGCAAGATAGTCTGCGGCCCTACGGGGTCAGTTTCATAGGGCGGCAGCTTAGTTTAGCGTTATATTGCTTTTGCTACCCCGTACTCTTCCCACGGGGTAGTTTTAAAAATAGCCTTGTGGTTTACCCACCTTGCAAACCTTCTCTGAATGTCTGTTGGTGGCGTTCCTTTCTTGTCTCTGTAAGGCTGGCAAAAAGGGTCAACATTCATCCCTTTCAGAAACCTTACCCGTTCCAGCGCATCCGCTATATCCTGCACCAGCGTATAACAGAAAAAACGTGTAGGCGTAGCATTATGCCACCTCAGCAACTCAACCGCCTTGCGGATTGGCTCAATCATTTCTACAGAATCACAGGCCAACCGTATCGACGGTTTCCACGTCACAGATGCCAACAGTTTCGCCATAGAATTGTCGATCAACCTTGCATCAAGCCCTTGGTTAAAATCTACCTTCAAGCCCATTTTCGCCATTTTCTCTATCTGCTCAATACCATGTTTATGAGCCAGCACATTGTTATCCATCAACACCACTTCTTTGTGCTGGAGAAAATCGTCAATGTCTTGGTGCGCCCTGATCCTTCCCTCTTTTTTCGGGACAAAACACCATGGGCATTTACGAATACAGCCACGAGTAAGAAATCCGTATGACTTGTCACAATCATAAAGACCATAATCAGGCATCATGCTTTCAACTTCTTCTGGCAGGGTTGCAGTAATGTCATGGCCAGTTCCACCAATAACGGTATCCTTTGGCAAATACGGGTCAGGCTTCGTCCAGGTAAAAACCTTGCTGGAATACACCTGGTCGTAGTTGCCAAACATCTGGTTAAACCACTCCACAGAATCACCCTTGGCCTTATGCCAAGCGCTTAGTTTCATCAGGGCTACGTTGGGGTAGCCATTGTTTTCGTGATCGTGTAAGGCTATTCTCATTTCTGTTTTCCTAAACTCCGCAATATAACCAGTCATTACAGCGGAACTGCAAAAGCGCAGTCCGCTGAACTTAGCGTTGTACTGCTCAAGCCGCAAGCAAAAACCACGCTATAGAGCCACTAAACAATCCAAGCGCAAAAGAGTACTCCCCAACTACAACCGCTACACAGGCATGTGCAAATATTGCCACGCCTGTTACTAACTCAAGTGCCTTCAATTATTCCTCCAAAAGTTAAGTTCATAAACAAACAATACCACCGTGAAAAGGGTATGTCAATATTTTATTCCAGTGCGGAATATTTGGATTTTACCAGTGAAATTGCCTCTTCAGCACTATTGCAAACGTGAGCTTCCGCGTATTCTGTTTTTGTGTTGAAGACCGCTAACCAGTGCTTTTGTTCTTTTGATACTGTGCCGCCTTTTTCTCTTTTCATCTCTATAACAAGTAGTTTTTCAGGCAGGATCACAAGAATGTCTGGGAATCCCTTCTGAAAACCTTCAGCTTTTAGCTTTGCCATGTTCCTGACAGCTGCACCCCTGTTTGCACCGGAAAGCGCCTGTGCATTGGGTATTGCTGCATGAAAAATTCTGTTTGCTCTTAAAAATTTGCATAGTTCAGCCTGTTCTTTGTGCTCTGTTTTCAAAATGGAAGTTCCTCATTATTTGCAGTTATTGGCTGGTGTTCATAGCCTTCTTTGTCCTCTGATCCAAAGTCAAGGTCATGCAGCTCCCAAAATCGCCCCGGCCTTGATACTGACGCTCGTTTAGGTGTCGAGAAGCTTTCCAAAGCATCCCACAGCATACTTGTTGTGTCTTCTGGCATGTCTGTATCAGAGTACTGCTCCCATTTCTCTTTGCCTTTTTCGAGAGCAAATCCAGAATACTCATAGCCACAAATCCAATCTGTGACATATGGGTGCCTATCAAGTGGTAAGTTGAGTTCAATTTTAACTTTCAGGAGATTCTTTCCTGATTTTTTTGAATTGTGGATGTCAACTTCTATCCCGATAACGTCAATCCATTCTGGTGGATCTGGTGGCGTTGCGTCAAATGCAACCTCTTTCATCCCAGGTAATGACTCAGCGTATAGCGTTTCCCACTTATACCCGCAATGAGGGCAGATGATGACTTTAGGGTGAACCTCTGCCATGCAAAGCAGTCCATCGTCAAGCTCCCCTGGGCAGAGTTTAAAAGGCGCGTCACCCTCACCACTTGGCGGTCGTGGAATTATTACTTTCGGCTTGTCGAGATCGTTTTTTACAAAGTGCTGTTCAGTCGCTCCGACGAGATCAATTATCATTGCATCTTTTTTACCATCTGCAATCCGTAATGCTCTCCCGATCTGCTGCATTATTAGTGCTGTGGACTTTGACGGCCTGGCGAGAATTATCGCGTCAACATCTGGAACATCAAAACCGATACTTAACTGTGCAACAGAAATTGCGACTCCTGCCAGTCCGCTTTCTATTGCATCCATGTTGCGCTGGTGTTGTTTTTTTGACAGTCCGCTATGAATTACAATTGAACCTGGAACGGCCTTTTGGATACTCTCGCAGTGTTTTATATCAACTGCAAAAACGAGTATCTTTTTTCGCTCTTCGCAATATTTTTCTATTGCGTCGTTTACGGTCTGGCAGTGCTTAACCATTTCCGTTGACAGTTCGCCTAAATTATATTCACCAGCAATCAACGAAACTTGCGATAGGTCAACTCCTGTTTCAACAACATGACCGACCGCAGGAGACAAATAACCGCCTTTGGTCAATTCTTCAACGGTAACGCTTGCGGTAAGCTCATCAAAATATGGAACAAGTCCAACACGGTGTTTATTCCCATAAATATAACCAGCGGTAAGAGAATATGGCGTAGCAGTGCAGCCAAGAAGGCGTACTCTCGGGTTGTATTCTATTATTTGCGCTATTATTTGCCCGTATTGGTCGTCTGCTGGCTCACCGTCTGGTTTTAAAGGTAGCAGGTGTGCTTCGTCAATCATTACAAGGTTGAACGGTTCACACGTTCCCAGTCTACCTGTGAGGGTCTGCCTTGTTGCTATTGTTATGTTGCAATCAAGCTCTACTTTTCGCTGAACACCACTACATGCTATCCCAACGGTGCGACCTGGAACAACCATTTTAAAAGTTTCTACAAGCTGTTTTACGAGGATCTGCCGATCAACTATTACCAATACTCTATGGCTTCTATCCATCTTCCCTGCAATTGTAGCAAGTGTGACAGATTTCCCAAAAGCACACGGCCCCTGAAGCAGTGCATTTTTTCCGGAAATTAGCGCAGTCCACAGTTGGTCAACCACCCTTTCCTGGTATGGTCGTAAAATCATGATCGACACACTCCGCGATATCCGCACCACTTGCACGAATACCAATTAGCCGGAAGTTGTGGCTCTGGTGGCGCTTGCATGGACATTATATCAAAGGCTAGGCGTAAAGTATCTATTGCAAAATCACGGTTGCGGTGGAATCTTGAAAAATGGCGCTCACTTGTATTTTTGTTTTCAACAACCGTAAATATCCTGTCAATTTTTAACAGTGTAGCGTAAATGTGGACCTGCGCTTTATATGACGCGCCACCCCATTCGCAATAGTCACCTGTTTTCTTTAATTCTTTGAATCGCTTATCGTTGCAGCTTTTTATTTCCAGTAGGTGCGGTTTGTCTCCAAAACCAAACACTCCGAGGCCTTCGACTATCCCGTCAATGTGTCCTTTCAGTTTTAACTTGTTTTGAGTTGCAGTGACCTCTTTTTGCTCGCTGTGAACCGATAACCCGATATCCTTCAGGTCGGTAACAATATTAAGCTCGGTATCGTCACCAGTGCGGAATAGCCTTAAAATCCTTCCAGGAAATGGCTCACACTCTTTGCCGTTCATGATGAACCATGCTTTTCTGGTACACTCGTTAACAATCCCGACTTGAGACAACCCCATATAACCGCGCTGTTTTTGCCTTGCTGCAATTAGCTCGTCGACCGCAAGCCCGATATCGTTCGGATCATTATTTATAAATTCAAGGTTTCCCATAAAAAAACAGGCCCGGTCAAGTTGCCTTAATCCGGGCCTTCTCCATTCAGTGGATTATTACTTTACCACGGGGCGCTATTTGTAGTTGCTGCACCAGTTGCTTTTGCCGCGCTTGCGTTTGCCTTGGTTCCGGCCTTTGCGAAGTCAACAATATTGTTTGACTCAAGCTCCTTCCCGTTCGTGTTGCTAACGAATTTTTCAACAGTAACTTTGATATCAACAGGCATCCCGTGAAGCTGCGCGGAATCTGTCAGGTTTTTAACTCCTGCTTCGGTGGCGCACTTCGCAAGCTGTTGACGGCCAATCATCTCGGCTTTCTGACTCGCGTTCTTGATATTGAATCGTGCGGTGGCGTCGTTCTCAAAGTCAACGACGAGCATTTTACCGCCGGACTGGGTGTCTTTCAGCTCTGCTTTTTTAATCACCGTTGTATGCCAACCTGGGGCAAGTAATACAAAGCCGCCTCTTGCCTCTTCTGCCATTTCCTGCTGGGTTTTCTCTCCCCACAATCCAGATAAATCTGCCATTTTATTACTCCTGTTATTTGTTTAGTTTGGCCTTGATGGCCTCTTCTTTATTGCTAAATGTTCCAATATGTACTTGTGTCCCGTCTACATACTTGTACGCTTGCCATCTTCCATTTGGCCTCTCCCTTACACCTTGTACTCCTGAAGCACTAGAACGTTCCCTTCTGTTATTGTTGTTTACAGCTCTTGTCACAAGCCTGCAGTTTTCAGGCGAATATCCAAGGTTGTTATTGATCCTATCAATTTCAAGGCTTTCATCACCACCGTTAGATATAAACCATTCGTAAAATGCGGAGAAGTCATGCCTCCACTCACTGCAAACAAATATACCCCTGCCGCCGTAATTATTATAATACATTGATTTCTTGTTGTGACATCTAGTCCTCATCCCAAGCCATCGGCCGTGTATTTTTGTCCTTGACATCCCGTGTGTTATGTTTGCAACCTTTAACAAACACCCACATGATCTCACGTTTCCTGTATTTAAATCTCCGGTAGTGACAATAGAAGTTCCACCACACTCACACGAGCATAGCCATCGCCTCTTTTTTGCTTTACTTGACCCTGCATATTCTATAACTGTCAACATATTATATTTATTTCCAACTAGCGATTTGTGAGCCATAACTATAAACTCCATTAAAACAAAAAACCCGCTGTCAACAGAAGCAAGGTGAGAATCCGGGCAGTTTCCGGGGCTTGCAGCAATTAACAGCGGGTAAATTGTAACTGCATAAAAGGATTCTCACGTCCTGTTTCATATTATACACTATCCTTTTATTTTTGCAAATATATGTGTCCAGTTAGCGTCCTCAAATAATTCAAGCTTTTGCGTCCTACTTTTTGCCAGATAGTCACCGTGTAACCCTGTCTGGAATCTACGCTCAGTTTTTCCATCTTCGTCTACCCTCGACCTTAATGCAAACACAAAGTCAAAAAAATACGCTAGTTTATTTGCATATT